GCTCGTCATCAACCTTTTTCTTACGTGCATTTTCTTGTGCTCGAATGTCTAACTCTCTTGCTCGTAGTTTTGCAATAGGATCATTGTCAAATTGTGACGTAATTTCTTTTTCTTCCTTCATAAATTCTTCCATCATCTCTGCAATTAACACAGCTTTTCTAGCTTCAATCTTTTCTGACAACATTCTAGCTTGAATTTGCATTTGTTGAGCCATTTGTGGGTTCTGTTGCATCATCATTTGCATTTGTTGAAGCTGTTGTATTTCATTTTTAAATTCTATTTCAACTTGTTCTTGAGCCATTAACGAAATGTGTTCAAAAATATTTTTTTCTAAACTTGCCATAACAATTGGATTGTTTCTTGCCATGTTTGTTGCCATAAAATTTAAATGTGCCGTCATGTGTGCTCTATGATCTTGACCAGGAAAAGCTTGGTACGGTTTCCCTGCTAAAGCATCGATGTGTTCTAAAGCAGGGTCCTTTGGTTGTGGTGGTTGTGGTCGAATTAAAACAGTGTCAACATCTTTGACACCAATCGCTTCATACATGTTTCTGTACGCTTGATACAAATTATGCATTTGGGGATTTGACATTGCCAGTTGCAGTTCTGTTTGCGCTAAAGAAATACGCTGTGTCTGTGAGAAAATGTTAGGGTCAGCAACTGGCAGTATATCCACTCTATCATCAAAGTCTGATTGTTTAATCATTTTTTGACCCCCAACTACATCGTATGGATATTCTGCAGGTAAGTATAATCTAAATACTCTTGATAAAATTCTAAATTCATTTTTTAATGCTGCGTAAATTCTTTTATGAATAGCAGACATTGTTCTACTACCTCTTTCAAGCAATGCTACAGTCGTGCCCACAGCTGCTTGTTGATTCCCATCCCCTACTTGCAGGTCCGCTATGGAAGCGAATCTTTGTCCTGCATTTACCACGACTCCCATAAGTTGTAATAAGGTTTGAGAAGGCTCTTTAAATGGAAGAGTCATAAAAGCATCTCTTATGTTTCCTCCTGGAGCATCTACATCTCTGAATTCACCAGGTTGTATTGCTTGTGCATCATCTCGAATTCTGATTCCTCTTTGTTTGAAACCAGCCGGTAAGTTAGATAATGTTCCGGCATCTAATAATTGTCTTAATGCTGAAGTTGCAGTTCTTGATAATCCACCAATCATGTGGATTAAACCAAAACCATAGAAACCTAAACCAGGTAAAAATTTGAAATGTACAAAGTATTGTATCTTAGATTTTTTTGGATCGTTTTGTTCGTAGTTTCTTCTAATAGATAATATCTCTCTAGAATTTTCTTCGATGGTTACAATGTAAGGTAGTTTAATTCCTGTTGGTTCACCATCAGCACCAATATCTTCAAATCCTTCTAAGTCTAAATTAACATGACATTCTAACAAAGTAAAAACATCATCATCTCTTCCAGTTTTAACTGTGCCTTCTAATTCTAATTCTTTTTTCTCAACTTCAGTTAAGTTATCATGACCCGCTTTTAATTCTACATCTCTGTAAAAACCTGCGACTTGTTGTTTTCTTAATTCGTTTTCAGAAATTTTAATTCGATGAATAATTGCTTCCGCATCATCTAATGAGGTAGCTGTGTACGGAACAATTAAATCATCTGCTGGAACAAACTTAGATACTGCTCGTTCCAATAAATCATCATAATAAACTTTTTTAAATGAAGAACCTGCAAGAGGTAAATAGAATAACATTTGATCAAACTCTGGTTCGTATTCTTTCATCTGATCCATCAACTGATAGTTCATGAAATCTTTTACACGATTTGCTTGTTGAGTTTTTTCTGGAGTTTGAACTCCAATGATTTGAGTTATTACTGGTCCAGTGGCTGGGAGTAACTCTTTATAAGCCAACGCCTGAAACTGAGTAACTGCTTCAGCAAGTACCGGATGAGTGGCACCCGAAGCACCGGCGAACGGTTCCGTCCTGTTTTCATATTTAAATCCCAATAGTTCTAATCCTTGAGTATAAGATTTTTCCCAATCTTTTCTAGAACTTTTATAGTCTTGATAATTTTGATATAGTGTTGAAGATAAATAACCTAACTCTCTTTCATCTACAAAATCAGCTAAGTTAGCATTAAAGTCTGTTGCTTGTGATTGTATTAATGATTCTGGATCAAAATTAACATCAACCGACCCGTCTTCCATTTCAGTAATTTGAGTTTCACCGGGTTCTACCTTTTCAATTTCTTCAATCATTTCAACTGCGATATCGTCAGTTGTTTCTTCAGGTTGAACTTTTATGTTTGGTAAAGCTTTGTCTATCTCTGCCATTATTTTTTTCTCCAGATTGTTTGACTGTTTTAACAGTATTATACGAAATATTCAAGCCCTGTGAACTAGGGCCTCTTTTAGGTGGTGGGCCACTCTTTTTACCTTTAGAATACATTATTTAATTCCTAGTTTCTTTTTAAAATCTGGAGATAATCTATTTACATCATAGCCCATATCTTCCAGTTCTTTTATAGAAACATTTTCAAAACCAATAGTATCTTCAATCAAATCATCAATGCCTTCTATACCTTCATCAATGTCTTTCATCTTACCATCAAAATCTGATCTAACTGTATATTCATCATAAGCATCTGGAACATTTTCTGTTGTCTCATCTATCTTACCTTTAGTTAAAGTTAATTCTTGTTCTTTGTATCCAGGGAAATCAGGATCTCCTTTTATAACTTTTATTCTTGTATCCCCTGTATTTAAATCTTCATATAATTCATAATCTGCATCTGAAGTTCTATAATTATAAACTTGTTCTCTTTCCTGAGTAGCAAATCTTTTAGTTACATCATCTCCAAATTGTTTAATTTTTTCTACCATCTTAAAAAAATAAGGAGGTATACCTTTTGCGGCTTCTACTGCAGCTGGAGCTGCTTTAGTTAAAGGTTTCGCTAAATTAAAATATTTACCAATTACGGGAACTGCTGCAAGTGCACCCATAATTTTCATAAATTTTCTTTTACTTGGATCAGGTGGAGTTCCATCTGCAAAACCTACACGGCCACCACTAGCTAAAAATTGTTGTGGTGTTTCTTGTGGTTGAAAACGTTCACCTAACATTAAATCTTTTAAACCTTCAAAACTACTAGCTCGTCCTGCAGCTCTTCCAGCTTCTTCTTGTTCTCTTTCAAGTTCAACTCTTTTTAAACCTTCTTCATATTCTTTTAATGCTTCTTCTAAAGACATTTTAGATTGTACTCTTGGAGTTTGAAAATCAGTGTCTAAACCAGAAAAGTCTTGTGCAATTTGTTCATCCATCTCAGCTTGTTTAACTACAGATCTTGCTTCTCTTTCTTCAGGAGACAATGCAAAGATATCTTTCATAGCACCAATTCCATCTGTACCAATTAAATTTCTCTCAAGAGTTTCCATAACTGTTTTACCAGATTTAAAATCATTATACATTCCTGAAACAATTAAAGGTGTTGCAACAATTCCTAAACCCTTCAATGCTGCAGTGAAATATCTTTTTGATTTAATGTCGTCTGGAAGTTTTTTTAAACTATCTTTAATTTCTTCTAACCCTGGAATTAAAACTCCTTTTAATTTATTAAATCTGTCAAACATTTCTCTTGTCATAGCAGACTCGGGTCTTTTAATTTTATCAGCTGTAGTTATTCCTTGTAATTTAACAGCCTCTGCATCTATTTTTTGTTTACCTAAATTTATAATTTGATCAGCTTGTTCTTTTGTAATTTTAGCTAAATCTAATTCGCCCAATGCCTCACCATATGCCATTCCTTTTTTAGGATTGAAACCTGTGTCTTTTAATTTTGTTATGTTTCCATCTTGATCAATATCTAATAATTCAAAGTTAACCAAACCTTGAGCTGGGGTTCCTTTTAACTGACCTCTTAGTCCCTTCATAGTATCATTAAATTCTTCTATAATTTTTTGTTTATCTGCAATTGAACGATTAGGGTTGTTTAATTTAGACATTGCAATTTTAAGAGCATTATTTCTAATTCTTTCTGTTTTTTCTACAGGGGCAGATACGTTTACATCTGCCGGTATTAATCCAAATCTACTTAAAGTTTGAGTGGTAAATTTTGGTTGTCCGTGTTGTATTTGAATTTCTTTAGATAAAGTTCCAGGAAACTTTTTTGTTTTATATTCCTGTAAAGCTTTGTAAACCCCATAAGGATCTTGTTTTTTATATAAGGCTTCTTTAAACTGTCTTATTTTTCTTTTATCTGCATCAGTTTGAAAAGGTGTAATATTTTTACTATAATTATCACTGTCTATAATTTCAGCTACTTGACTTTTAAGATTGTTTAAATTTTCTTCTGTAGCTGGAACAAATATATTTTTAAGTCCTAATTTTTTATCAAATATTATTCTAAATGATTTACTACCTGCTTTTGTTGTTTCAATAGAAGTTGAAATACCTTTTATTTTTAAATCTTTAAATTCTTTTACTAATTTATCACTAACCTTTGTAATACCGGTTGGTTTTTTACCACCAAGTTTTGCTGCTTCTAATTTAGAAGCTACTGTAAAATCTTCACCTTCTTTTAAATATTTTTTAATACTTGCTGTTGATGCTTTTGCACCATCTGCAATTTCCATTATAGTAGGTTGTCTATTGTTATTTTTTACAAAATTTTCAACAAACTCAACTAACTTTATTTTAGTACCTTCTCCAAAATTTTCTCGAGCAACACTTTCTCCACCCACTGCAAATGTATCTCTAGCTCCTAGCTGCGCGTCGCTAGGGTCTGGCAGCGAGGAATCGTAGATTACAAATTTACCGTCCAAATATTTTTTAGGACGCATGGCCTGTTTATATTTGCCTATGTCCATTTAAAATCCTGATAAATAACTTAAGCCGCCTCCAGCTTGTTTAGTTCTGTCTGTCATTTGTTTCATGATGTCTAAAACTTCGTCAGAAGATTTACCTTGTTTCATCAATTCAAAAGCTTGTTCTATTGTAGCAATTACTTCTGCTT